GCGTCCGTGGACATGCTCGGCTGCCACTTCCCCTCCGCAGCCCTTGGCAAAGGCCCTGGCGAAGCGTGGGGCGGTCCCAGAGGCCCCAAGGGCGGCGTAGCTCACCGGCGGCAGGAGCACGGTCACGCGAGCATCCTTGCCGCCTTGGAGGCAACGGCCAGACGAGCTTCGGCGCTCGTCAATTCGACGATCATCCCGGCCTTGAAGGCTTCCGACTTCGACGCCTCCCAGTCGAACTTGAATTCGACTTCGACCCCGGATACGGCTGTTCTCAGCTTTGCGGAATCCGGGACCGAGAACTCGACACGCTCGCCGCGCCTGAAGCGCGGGAATAGCTCCAGGAGCCTCCCGCCCATCGCCCGGAAAGCGGCGCCCTCCGCAATCAGTTTCAGCTTCGCCCAGCGCTCGAGGTGTTGATCCGCGGCCAACCGGTGCCCGGTGGACTCCGCCTTGACGTCATGGAAGTACGTCCCGCCGTCGTAGAGATCGATCCCGGCGAGCACGATCGGCGCGCAGCCCATGATCCACGCGAGCCACGCCGCCATAACACCGGAGGACGGCAGCACCTGGTTGAAGATGCGGTAATCCGCCCACGCCTTCGGCGCGATGATCGGCACGCCGAAATCGCGGATGCCGTACTCGGAGCCGTCTTGACGCTTGAAGCGTTCCGCGTTGATGTGGCCATCCACCGCGACGATGTAATCGCAGCGCGTCAAGAGGCATCCATGCTGATTCGCGCTCAGGCGTATGGTGCCGTTGGGCAAGTCGTACATCGCCTCGGCGAACTGCTGCGGCGCCGACGGGCCACCGCCGATCACCAGAGCAGGGACGCCCATGTGGCGATGCACGAGGTCCGCGAGTCTCACGCCTGCTTCTCCATGTCGGTGCGCTTGGTCTGGAAATTCACCTGAAAAACCACCGTCACCGCGACGTAGACCCGATCCATCTGCGCCACCGACCATCGCGTTGCAACTTCCTCGACCCAACTGGCGAGGTCATTGAGATTCGAATCCGCCAGCACCTTCACAGCCCAGTCGATCATTGGCTCGACCGCATCGTCGGCTTCGTCCGGCTCGGCAACAGCGGTAACGCATTGCACCGCCACCTGCAGCGACCGGGCTGCAATTCCTGCGGTGCGCGATGGAAGGCGATTCGCTTCTTCAATGAAGAAGACCGCAATGCGCGACTCCGTGATCGGCTCGCCCGGCATCCAGCGCCGCTTCGTCGCGGCCGGCACATCGCCCGGTCTGCTTGTGTTCAGTTCGGTGATGATGCGGTCGCGGATCTGGAGCCTGATGCTCGACATCAGACGCTCCCCAATTCAAGAATCACAAGCCCGGACTCGTCACCTTCGGGCGGAATGCGCCGGATGAATCGGTAGTTCCCGCCTTCGACTGTCAACGCATCGCCAGGCGAAAGGCTCCCCATGAACACCTGATATTGACAGTCGAAGGAAAGATCCAAGCCGACAATGTTCCCATCACGCAACTCGATCTCCCGGTACTTCCTGTGGAGTCGGCCCTTCACTTCCTGCCCTGAAATAACAGCGATCTCGCCGAGAATGCCGAAAATCACTTCTCGGAATTCCGACATCCTTGCGGCGAGACCCGACATCTATTGCCCTTCGCCTTACTACCGCTTACCGAGCAGCAGCGTCTTAGGCCGCGTGCAGTAGGCGAGCGGGTTGGATTGCATCTCCAGCATGATTCCCTTGTCGTTCAGCATCGGGTACTGCTTCGCGTAGCGCGGCAGCCCCGTGGTATTCACCGTCTCGACGTAATCCGCCGGCGCGTACACCGTGCGGAACAGCCCCGGCACGCCCATCGCGAAAATGTGGCACTTGTCGGTATGGACGAACGCCGTGCCGCCGACCGAACCGCGGTAGTTCTCCCACACGATGCCGCCGAACTCGAACGCCCCGTAGACCTTCAGGTTGTTCGGGTAGACGTAGCCCTGGCGCAGCACTTCCGCCATCGGTGTGCTCTTGTAGGACTCGACGACTTCCTTGTGGGAAAGCAGATCATCGAAGAAGGCGTTGCCGCAGAATGCGTGCACGCCAACCAGCGGAGTCCCGCCGAGGTTGTCTTCGATCAGCCGAACTTGGATGGCGCATTTCTTCCGCAACGCGCCGCTCGCCGGGCTGGCATTGTCGAGGTCGAAGTCGATCTCGCCCTCTTGTTGTACACCGAACTCCGTGAACAGATTCAACACGGTGCTGTCCGCGTAGGTGATGATTCCCTTCACGGCACCGATGCGCTGGTGTTCCAGCGTCGGGTCGAAGCCGAGTTGGACGTGCTCGGTCATGCGGTCGTTGACCTTGCCCTGCACCGTCTCCAACGCGGTCTCGCTGCCGAAGGCGCGGATTCCCTGCACCTCATCGGCATAGATCGCATCGTCCCGCTGGAAGTGCGGAACGGTGAGATTACGCAACGTGCGCTTCATCTTCGCAGTAGTCTCACCTGGGCCACCACGCGGCGACGGGCTGATAAGCGTCAGCACCCCGCCCTTTTCCTCGATTGCTACTGTGGTCGTCGTGATGCCCTGCTCGTTCCACGGGATCAGCAAGCCCGCGCGCCCGGGGATGAACGGAACCGCGTTGATCGCGTCCGTGAGAGTCATCACCGAGAAGGCGCTGCCTTTGAACACGTCGAGCATACCGACCCCGACCGCTGCAAACACGAGCGGCGAGGGCTCGATCACTCCGGAGATAGTGAGCACTGCGGCGAGCATCACCGCGGCCACCATCCACATCTGATTCTTGATGCATTTCATGCGTGTCTCCTTTTTCAGTTTCTGGTTCGGTTCGTGGTCAGCGAACGATGATGCCGAGCGTCTTCAGCACGGCAACCGCGGTGTCGGTTTCGCCTCCGGTGATGTCCGAGGGCCAGACCAGTTCGTTGCCGTTGACCTCGGCATCGCGGACGAGCACTGCGGCAGCCTTCGCCGCGGTTGTCGCATCGCAATCGTCGAGCACGATGCCGATCGGCGTCTGGCTGCCGTCGCTGCCGTCCTGGTCGAAGGCGACGTAGTCACCCGAAAATGAGCCGCTGGTCAGCTTGGAAATCACTTGCCCCGCCAGGAGGTTCTGCTCCAAGGCGATCTCGATGTTGTCGCGCGAGAAATTGCCGTTGGACTCGGAGAGGATGAACCCTCCGGCGTGTCCAGTTTCAGTCTTTGCCATGATTGCTTCCCTTTCGCTTCAGTTGTGAGGTGTACTTGTTCAGCGCGGACGCGCCGCTTCGGCTTGCTCGTGACGCTTCGTGTAGATCGATTTCGCGCTGAGCGTCGCAGGTTTCTTCTCGCCGTCGGGCGGTTCGTCACCCGAAATACCTGGGGAGCCGATCCGTTCCATCGCATTCGAAAGCGATGACGCCTTCGGGCTTGCAGTGAGTGCAGCCTTCGCCGCCTCGACGCTCATGCCCTCGTTGGCGAGGTGCTGCGCGAGCTTCTCGCGGCCCTTCGCTTCGTCGAGGGCGAGAATTGCCGAGATGCGCTGGCGATCCGCCTTGATGGCGGCGGCGATCTGGTCCTGAGGCGCTTGCGCTGCCTTGGTATCCGCAGCCGCTTTGGCGACGGCCTCGGCATCGGTTTTCAGTTTCAGCTCCGCATCGGCCTTGGCTTTCGCTTCAGCTTCAGTGCGTTGTTGCGCTTCCAACTGCTCTTTGGTCATCTGCGTCTCCTGTGAAGGTGAAGTGCTGTAGAACGGCCGACCATGCGAATTCCTCGCCCTTTTCATCGCAGCGGAAAACTCATTCGCAAACGTGTTGACGTTCTTCGCGAGCCCAGCCTCTTGCGCTTTGAACCCGGTGAAAATCGCGGCCCTGGTATCACGCACCTTCGCCGCGCTCATGCCTGAAAACTTTCCAACCGACTCGATGAACATCGAATAGATGTCATCGACCTCCTGCTGCCAGTCGGCTTTCGCCGCATCCGACAGCGGTTGATATGGATTTCCCTCGATCTTCTTTTCGCCGGCGTAGACGAACGTGACCACGACGCCTCGCTTTTCCATCGCCTTGGAGTAGTCCGAATGTGCTGCGACGACCCCGATGGAGCCAACCGCGGCCGTGCGGTTCACGACGACATTCCCGACGGCCGAAGCGATCAGGTATCCGGCGCTAGCGGCGAGTTCGTTCACAACGGCCGTCGCGGGTTTCGCGCCATGCGTTCGCATGTCGAATAGCCGATCAGCAAAGTCAAAGGCTCCAGCGACCTCACCGCCCGGCGTGTCGAATTCGTAGAGCACTTCCTTGACCTGGTAATCGCGCTCCGCCGAATCCACCATGCGCTCGATGCGGGAGTAGCTCTGCATCCCGGAGCTATCCGTCATCCAGTCGCTTCGCTGTACCAGCGTGCCGGTGATGGGAATGATGGCCACGCCCTCGCCCACGAAGTGGCCTTCGGAGCGCGGTTCGAGCGCGATGCCGAGCGCCTGCAGATGTTCCATGTGCTCGAACGGGTCCGGCGTCTTGCTATAGCCGTCGTCGTCCATCATCCGAAGCTGCGGCTCAGACAATTCGAAGCCGAGTCTCGGCCCGAGCACGTTCAAGATCGCGAGCAATTTCGAATGTGCGATGAGCAGCGGCGTATCGAACACGCGCGCGGCGATGTGCTGATAGCGTGGCACCGTTGCGTTGCTCATGCTGTCGCTCCTTCGGTTTGTTGCCTGCGCTCGGGCTCCGGCGCATCCGGCGGCTGCTCAACCGGCGTCGGCCCCCCGAAACTCAACGTCCCAGGATCGAGGGCGAATTCGGTTTCGAGGGTCTTCGCGTACTTGCGTTCCTGCGCCGTCTGTCGCATCAACGCCCGCCAGTCACGACCACGTTCTGCGGCCTCGATCTCGATCGTCGTCAACCCGCTGGACAGATCAACCTTGGTCGCATTCGCCTCTTTCAGTGGATCGATCTGCCCGCGCCCGGGTCCGATCCATTCGCACCCGCTCCATGCGGTCTTGGCTTCCAGGAACGATGGCGTACCGGCGGGGATATCAATCTCGCCGCGGTCCATCGCTTCCTCCAACCACAGCGCATAGATCAGCGTCGCGAATCTTCCGACGATGTGCGATCTGCGCCCGGTGATGAACCGCCAGTAATCGAGAAGGGCCGCCCGGTGGCCGCTGTAATTTGTCTGCGAGTAGTCCCGCGAAAACTGCTCATAGGTCATGTTCATTCCGGCGGCCATGTGCCGCTGGAAAAACCGCTCGAACGAATCGAAGTTCGCGTGCGGGTGCGACGCCTGCAGGTGCTTGAGTTCCTCTCCCGGATAGAGATGCGGAACCTTGGCCCCACCGAATCGAATCGTCGATTCCTTGTGGAATGCCGCCTTGTTGGCGACGTAAGTCAGTACTGGATCGTTCGGATCCCCTGCGCCCAGTGCACCACCGACCGATTGCCAATCTAGGGGCGAGACGACGACGGTCGCAAACATCGCGTTTTGGATCGCCGCCTGAAGATGCGCCTGTTCGTTCTTGTCGAGCATCCGGCCTCGAGCCAAGACGCTGACGATCCCGCCCTTGCCACGGCTCTGCCCGGGTCGCTCCTGCTCGAAGATGTGAATCATCGAACGCCGGCCCCACGGAGTTTCACGCGGCACACGACGCCAGGTGAGCATCGGCTCGCCCATCGCCATGTATGCATCGCCCGGCACTCGTGAACTGATGTGGTAAGCAATCGGCGCCCCCATCGCATCGAATTCGACCCCGCTGCGCAGCGTGGTGCTCTGCGGCCTTCCAATCGGATTCGAGATCCGCATGGGGTCGATCATCTGTAGCGCGGTGGCGAACTTGGCCCCGGGCCTCGGCAGCCATTCCGCTGAGGCAAAGACCTCGAACGAGGCGAAGTACATCCTCGCGGCTTGCGCAACCATGCCGCCAAAGGTCAGTTGACGACTGGCGTCGCAGTAGCAGTCGTTGTCGTTCGCCCAACCGTTGAATGAGACCTCGATTCGATCCTCGATCTGTGCTGCTGCATCGGCGTCCTTGATCCCCAAGGCCATCCAATCAGGCTTCGCGGAAAGTCTGAGCCCTGCACCGACCAGGTTGTCAACCTGTGTTTGGATCGCCCCGTTTATCAGGCCGCTGTTGCGAATCATGTCGTGGGTACGCGCCCGCACGACATCCATTTCGCCTAGCCATTCGGCATCTGCGGAGTAGGACTGCGGATACCAGCCGGCAAGCTCCGCCGCCGCCTGATCCGCAGCGTAGTGGGCGGTGGCCATGATCGGTTGGCCGCGTTCGTCGACGATCACCGGGACACTTCTCGCGGCTCTCACAGCACGATCCCGAAGGGCCGACGACGGGTATCGTCGCCGCCGATCTCGGCTTTCAATGTGGCGATCTGCATCCGCAGCTCGCCGATATTGGCCTCGCTGAAGGTCAACCGCTCCTCGCCGTAGCCGACCTGCACGACACGCTTCCCGGTCAGGAGGGAATGCAGCGCCGTCTCCAGTTCGCCGAGCTGCTGTACTTTGGTCAGGATCATGGTCAGAAATCCATCGCCTCGTCGGAGGGATATGCGGTCGGGTTGAAGTCGAGCGTCGCGTAGGGAAGATCGCGCTCGAACTCGATCTTCGTGCGGGCGTCGTGCTCGACTATCGATGAACCTGGCACTGAGAGCGAGACCAATGTGGAGCCGGTTCCATCTAGCAATGC